ATAGTATAAAAGTGTATTATGATCAAGCACCTGATGATGGTGCCCACACTTATCTCATACATGATAAAGGTTTGATACCTTCTCAGTTTAATCCTGGTAGTTGTATCATAGATCCATATAGAACATTAAAACATTCAGACGCAACAAGACATTGTGTAATAAAACATTACGGCAATACTAGACATATAAATGGGTTGTTACATTAATAAATAATTATGTGTTAAATAAAATTTACACATTTTTTGGCGTCATAGCTGTCACCTTGATAATATCAGGTGGAACATACGGTATTTTTACTCTTTTTTAAGAGAACAAAGTAAGAACATTACTTGACAAATTGTCGCACCCTTCTAAATTGTTGATATATAACACTTTTAAATGCAAAAAAAGTGAAAATAATGCTTGCAATCTACACCTTTTTAGTGTAGTGTATAAGAATAATAACAAAAAAGAAAGATTACATTATGAATATTACTGAATTAGAAAACAATATGACTAAAGAAAACATCTTTAGTACATTCGCTAACCTTAAATCTACTAACGAAAGATTAGAGTTTATCGACATTATGAAAAACTTTTATCCTAATGTTTATGATATCAATTGGGTTTCTGTTGAAGAAACAGTTATGAACGAGGCGTAACATGAGAAACATTATTTTATTTTATATTGCATTTGCATTATTATTATGGTTTGGTTTTTACCAATGGAATGAACAACTTGCATTGGCGGCTGTCTAATGTTTAAGTTTACTGTTATTATTTTATTATTATTAATTTTATTGAATCAATGTGGAGGTCTATAATATGTTTCATATAATTTATACTAGAAGTTATTACGATAGAGAACACGAAGGTGGTCATTTTGATAACTCTTGGACCGTTTTGAGAAACGTTCCTTATTCAAAACTTGACGAGTTTACAAAAGATAAACTTGCTGAGAAAAAAGTAGAGTGTGACGCTTTCTACAAAATGAATGACGAAAACAGAATGTCTTATGACGAAATACAAATTGATAAAGACCAATGTTTTCATTCGTCTTGTTATATTGTAGATGACGCTGATTATCTTAAAACTTACAAAGACATGTATCCAGATAGTTATATACCTGGTTATGTAGAAGAAGACAAAGATTATTTTTATAACTATGGACAAGATTGTGAGTTCATGGTACAACAAGATTATGGGAGGGCATAATGATAGATTATTTAACATTTATTGATGAACTAAAAGAAATTAAAACATCTTTAAAATCAAATACTACTAACCAACTTCTTTTTACGAAACTTGAAGAAAAGATCAGTAAATATGAGAATATGGTGAACGAGTTCGAAACAGAGAACGCACCTATAGATCATGTTGCTAGAGCAAGAGAAAACGCAAGAATTGAGGGTTTTATTAGATAAATTAGGGCTTGACATTAGCACCGTTTTATGATAGAATATACAATATGAGTTTGATTTATACCCACAATTCAAGTCCTAGACGATACAAGAGAGTTGTTAAGAACAAGTCTTATCGTGAGGCAGTTGAGAAACAAAGAAAGTTTTTGAGATCATTAGGCATTGATCCTGATAGAAAGATTAACAGAAACAACTTTAGTGCTGTCAATGACTGGTGGGTCACTAAAGAATATCAACAAACAACAAAGGAGAGAAAAGATGTTGTAAAGAGAGAACCAAGATTAGGTAATGGTGGTACAAAACCAGTATCTAATTTCAGACTAGAAGAAAGTCAAAAGTTTACTGTTGCACCTGCTTATAATAAAGGTGCATATCAAGTAATTACTAAAACAAATATAAAAGATATAGGAAGATAATACATTATGAAAAAAACTAGAAAACAAATTATATTAGACAACGACTTATCAATACCTGCTATTATGGCAGAGTTAGAAACTTACAAAACTGGTAAACAGAAAGCAAAGTTTCTAAGAGAAATGGGACAACTTAATTTACCATATGACATTAAATGGGAAAACCTTGCACAATGTCATGAAGGTACAAAATCTTGGCCTGTTTATAAAATAAACGAAGAAGGTGAAGAAGAAAAACAAGAGAACATCTTATCTGATAGTGCTGAAGTGTTACAAGGTATGGATGATAAACCACTAACAAAGGAAGAACTTGAAGCACTTATATAGTTTATTACTATTACCATTTGTATTTGCATGTACGAATATGGGTATGCACGATAGAACTTTACATAGTCAAATGTTTGTAGATCATTTAAATAATATGCCATCAGGCAAATCAAGTTATTTACTATGGCATAATCCTAGTACAGGTAATAAAGGTGATATTAAAGTGACAAGATCATATATTGATAGAGGTTTTAAATGTGTTGATTATACATCAACAGTTGATATACAAGACAGTTTTCCTATATACTCTATATCTACTTTAGATAGAAGTACAGAGTTTGGAAAAGCATGTCAACTACCCGATGGTAGATGGCAGATAATTGAAAGAGTATTATGAGACCATTGAACGTAGCATTTTTATTAGCTATTGTAATTACTATATTATGTGTTTACAGTATTGTAAATCCTGCTTATGGTAAGAACACAGAAAGTAATTGTGTTATACAAAAGATTTATACACCAGACAAAGAAACTTTATTAGAGACAACTATGGTGTGTAGAGACGGCAATGTAGGTCCTAGTTATTGGGAACTATTTGCTGAATTTTATTATGCCGGTGTATCTGAACAAGAGTATTGCAGATATATCAAAGGTGAAAATATATTTAAATTACCAACTAAGGTATGTTTGAATGAAGACGGTACATGGAGGTATCATGATTAAATTTATTATGGGAGTTATGTTTTGCTACATACTCATTGAATTATTTGGGATGAGTGTATTCTCAGATATGTATTCAGTATTATTGAATATGTTTAGTGATGTAAAGGAGGTGACTAATCAATGAAAAATATATTATTAATAATAATGCTAACTTTGTTAACTGTAAGTTGTGCTAAAACTGTAAAGATAGACAATGAAGCAGAAACTAAGACAGGCAAGATAGAAGAAGTGCCAAAGTGGTTTGTTGAGAAAACAGACGGCAAAGGTTTCATGGGCAAGAAAGATAAGTTTTATGTTTATGGTGTTGGTGTTGCAACCTCACCTGACTTACAACTTGCAACTGAGAAAGCAACGTTAATTGCAAAAGCAGATATTGCTGATGTAATCAAAGGTGAAATGAATAGAGAAACTAAAACCTTTATTCAAGAAACAGGACAAGGCGAAGGTAACAGACAAGTCGTTACAGAAACGCAAGATACTATTATCAATGTCATAACAAATACTAAAGTTATAGGTTATGAAAGATGGAAAATACAAATTGCTCTTACACCTAATAATGAATATAGAGTGTATATTGGATTACAATATCCTCTTGAAGAATATAACAAGTTAAGAGAACTTGTAGAAAAAGAAATGACCGCTGAACTAAATAGCATTGCAAACAATAGTGAAGAAGCATTCAACAGTTTAGAGGAGAAGATATAAGATGTATAAAGTTTTTTCAAAGCCTAACTGTGTTTTTTGTGACAAAGCAAAGGCAATGTTAAAAAAATTAGATATACCTTATGAGGAGTATAAACTATCAACAAGTATGACAGGTGGTGATGGTAAGTATGAAATTACTATCGATCAAATGTTTGAAATGATAGGAAAACAAGTAAGAAGTATGCCACAAATAATGAAAGGTGAAACTTTGATTGGTGGTTATACAGACTTACGAGAACACTTTATCAATGAAGGTAAGATGACATTTAGTGATGTAAATGAACGGTAGAGTATTATCTTTTCCTGATGGTAAAGAGGTACCTGTTGAGAAAGCAACCTCATCAGAATCCATATCTGATCATCAATCTAAGAAATATGCAGACGCACTAGCAGATGACATGATCATACAACTAGTAGCGTCATTGCAACAAGAAGGTTTAGATATAGGTAAACCTACAGGCACTAAAACATTTTTAGATGTAGGTATATTTCTAGAAGCGTTTAGAGCAATGATATACAGAGACATGGATTTAAAACATCCTTTTCACAACATTACGGATAAAATGATGTATGTTGAAAAAGTAAAAGGTCGTAAGTATTCAGTAGTAAATTATTCGGGTACAGAGATTGTAAAAGTGCCTGAAGAAGAAGAAAATGTTATAGAATTTGAAAGTGAGCTAGATTTAAATGATACTGATTGATTATTCGCAGATTGCCATTTCTAATATTGCCGTACAACTTGCCATGAGTAAAGACAAGAATGTCTTATCAATACCTATGGTTAGATATATGATACTAAACTCAATTAGAGGTTATGTACATAAGTTTAAACATGATTATCCTGGTGATGTTATAATATGTGTAGATGGACCTGACCCATGGCGTAGAGACATATTTGAAAACTATAAAGCAAAACGTAGAGAAGGTAGAAACAAAGATGATAAAGATTGGGAAAGTGTATTTGGTTTATTACATACTATCAAAGAAGAAATAAAAGAAAACTTTCCTTACAAGGTTGTACAATTAGATAGAGTAGAAGCAGATGATATTATTGCTGTTATAGTTAAGAAGACAATTAAAAAACCAATACCTTTTGAAAAATATTTAATTGTATCAGGTGATAAAGACTTTCAACAATTGCAGAAATATCCACATGTATCACAATACTCACCTATACAAAAAAAGTTTATAGAGACAGATAGTCCACAAGAATATATTTACGAACACATATTAAGAGGTGATACGTCAGACGGTATACCAAACTTTTTATCACCTGATGATACCTTTGTAAATGGCATAAAACAAAAACCAGTACAAAAGAAAAAACTAGCAGGTTGGTTACACTCACTTATGAATAACGGTGACCCAAAAGATTTTTGTAATGAATATCATTATCGTAATTACCAACGTAATCAAAAACTAATTGACTTTGATATGATACCAGAGGAAATACAAACAGATATATATACTAAGTATCTAGAGGCAGAGGTTACTGTTGCAAATCGCAGTAAGATAATGCCTTATTTAATTAATAACGATTTGAAAGAATTGATAGGAAAAATAGAGGAGTTTTAATATGGCTGATAATTATAATTTATCTTTTCACGAAATACTAACAAAAGTAAATAATGCAAAAGATAAACCTAAGAAGATAGAAGTATTGAGAAGATATGATACTGAACAATTAAGAATGTTAATGAAGGGTGCTTTTGACCCTAAGTTAGAATGGTTAATGCCAGAAGGTGCCCCACCATATAAAGTAAACGAAGCGCCTGTAGGTACTGAACATACCTGGTTAAAGGCAGAGGTAAAAAGAATGTTTCATTTTTTAAAAGGTGGTAATCCGCAGTTATCACAAATGAAAAGAGACACTATGTTTATTCAAATGCTCGAAGGTTTATGTGCTGAAGAAGCACAACTATTACTGTGGGTAAAAGATAAAGAATTAAACAAACACTACAAAGGGTTAACCGGCAATCTGATTAAAGAAGCATTTAATTGGAATGACGATTTCATGCGAAAAAACGCATAAAAAACGTGTGACAACCTGTCGCACCCCCTATTATTTCTATTAAACCCTTGAAAAACAAGGGTTTTTTCTTTCATTTAATGCTTGACTTTCTATATAAAATGATGTATAGTATAACTATAAATCGAAAGGATACATTATGAAACTTAAAACTACTAGAAACAATCTACTTAAATATATCAATACACCATATGACGGTCAAGATTATGAGACCGTTGCACATCTTATTGCCGGTAATCAGTTGATTGCCGCTGCTAATTTTATTGATGGATTAGATACAATGGTTAGAGATACAATGAAAATTGTTATCATGAAAACATGTTCTAAAATATCTTTAGAAATGTTTGGGGTTACTGAATTTTATACTTATGGCGATTTTGAAGGAGGTCAATAATGAGCAAAATTAAAAATTATCTATGGGACGAGTCTGAGAAGGCTCTTGATGAATTGATTTCAAAAGTGAAATCTGGCGAAACTGTATCATCAGTTTTAGAATATGCTAAGACACTACAAATAGATTGGTCTTTTTGTGGTTTCTCTTGGCACGATAACGAAGAAGAAGCATGGGACGAGATAGAGTCTTTTCTCTATGCTAATGTAGAGAATAAATAATAAGAGAGGTCTTATGAAATACTTTTTATCAATATTAGCAATCATGGGTATCTACCTGATTGCTTTTACAGAAATCAAACAATCACAGACGGTTAGTCAACCGTTAGAAATTACAATACATGTACAACCAGTAAGTTTAAAACCTGTTGTACCTGTTATCAATACATCAAACAAAGACACATTTGTACAAACTTTAAACGCATGTGTTAATTATATCTATTCAGAGTTGCCAGTTGAGCAACACATACCTAAAGAAATACTAATCGCACAAGCGGCACTAGAAACCGGTTGGGGATCAAGTAGATTTGCCAACGAAGGTAACAATCTATTTGGTATTCGAACATTTAACAAAGATAGTGAGTGGTTATTACCTATCACTTGGGATCAAGACAAATGGATTGGTTGGGGTGTGAAAGTATATCAATCAAAATGTCAAAGTGTAAAAGACTATGTTAGAATTATAAACACAGTTTTTGCTTATGAAAAATTTAGAGAGTTAAGATCACAGAACGCCAATGTCTATGAACTTGTCGATACTCTAGATAAGTATGCTACTAAAAATAGTTATACTGAATTGGTAAAGAAAGTAATCAAATATAACATAGAAGGTAAATATGAACTATAATTTGTTTTGGGAACGAGTTGCAAAACTTGAATATGCATACAATAACGCACCAGATGATATGAAGTATATCTGGTTTCATAAACTGTATGCAATGATGCTAAATGTTGAATATTATTAAGGAGGTTGACAATGGTTAAAATTTATGATATAATAAAGAATAATTTACTTTTGATAGCAGTTATGTTATGGGCTGTGATATTTGCTGTAATGGCATATCCTGAACCTAAAGAAGAAGTTAACAAAACTATTATTCAAATTGAAATTGATCTTGAAAAAATTGATGGTTCGTTGAAAAACATTGAACAAACAATACAAGAAATATTTGGTAAATTAGAAATAGAAATTAATACTGGAGAATAATATGAATATCTTTTATCTACATAAAGACCCAACAATGGCAGCAAAATGGCATGTTGATAAACATGTTGTTAAAATGATTGTC